CGATCTACGGATTTATGGCAACTATCGCAAAGATGCCTAACGGTATTATCAAGTTTGCGAAAATCTAAGCCACAACCCTAATAGTCGGTAGGGCTCTTAGCCCTTTGAGCCCTACCGGCCTTTTTAACTAAGGAGATTATTGTGCCGGCAACGTACGTAACCGAGGCAGAGCTAAGAGCCAACCTTGGAATCGATGCGCTTTATTCGTCAGATATTGTTGAGACGTGCTGCCAAACTGCCCAGGATCTCCTGAATCAATTTTTATGGTTTGATTCCGCGCCGGTTGTAGGTACGACTTTGCAGAATAATGTGGCAACAGTAATGATCGCTAACCCGGCTATCTTTACAACGGGCCAATCTGTAACCTTGAGTGGATGCGGCTCAACCTTTAACGGTACGTACACAATCACGGGAACGATGCCTTGGAGCGCTGGTACTACTAATCTAATCCCGTCGATCGTTTGGAATAACTACGCCTGGAATTGGCCAGCTGGTTATAGCTTTATTCAATTCGCCAAGACCAACGCCAATATTAACTTTAGCCGGGTCCTTCCATACGGTAAGGCCGAGGGCGTGGATACAAAGACAAACAGCTACGCGACAACCCCGGCTGTACGTGAGGCCGCGATGATTCTGGCTGTAGACATATTCCAAGCTCGCCAGGTATCACAGACCGGCGGCGTATCAATCGATGGATTTAGTCCTTCACCGTACCGGATGGGTAATTCAATGATCGGCAAGATCAGAGGCCTCATTGCCGGGTACCAAAATCCAAACAGTATGATCGGATAGCAGATGCCAGCGCCGATTACAACTTTACGAGCTACGGTAGCCGCCGCTCTGGCTAACCCTAACTCTTGGAATACTTTTGCTTTTCCTCCGCCAACGATCACAGCCAACTCGGTCATCGTGGCCCCGGCGGATAATTACATTACGCCAAGTAATAACACGTACGCCGCTATCGCTCCATTAGCGAACCTGAAGATCATTATGACGGTGCCAATGCTGGACAACCAGGGCAACCTGAACGGTATCGAAACGCTGGCAGTAGCTGTGTTTAATAAATTGGCTGCATCGAATATCGTTATGAATATTGGCAGTATGTCGGCTCCATCAGTACTTGAAGTACAAAGTGGAACGTTGCTAACTGCCGATTTTAATATCTCAATACTCACGAGCTGGAGCTGACATATGCCATATACAGAGGATGACCTAAAGTTTTTGCGAAAGATTGGGCAGATCGTAGACGAGCCTGCTCCAGTCAAAGTAGCAAAAGTAAAGTCCGAACCAACACCAACTACAACCGAAAGCGAGGAATAGGCTAATGGCTATATTCTTATCAAATGGAGTGGTCGTAACCCTTAACTCGGTAGACCTTTCCGATCACGTAACAAGCGCAACAATCAACCGCGTATTCGAGGAGCTGGAAGTTACAGCAATGGGCGATTCTGCCAGACGTTTCACTAAGGGCCTGGAGACCTCAACCGTAACTCTGGACTTTCTGAATGACACAGCGACTTCAGAAGTTTTGCAGACTTTGCAAGGTGCTTGGGGAACGACTGTACCTCTAACGCTAAAGCAGACAAGCGCAACTATCTCGGCAACCAATCCGGAGTACCAAACTACGGTGCTTGTAAACAACACTACAGACATTAATGGAGCCGTCGGGGACATCAGTACCCAGTCGATCACTTTTACCTGCAACTCTCCAATCGTTGTAGACACAACCGTATAATCAACTAGACAAGGGGCACACTATGTACAGACTCAAAATAACAAGGGCTACAGGCGAGGTTAGTGAGCACGACATTACGCCGCGTATTGAGTACCTGTTCGAGCTACATACAAAGAAGGGCTTTCATAAAGCCTTTCGCGAGGATGAAAAACAAGGGGATCTCTACTACCTGGCTTGGGAATGTCTAAAGGCAACCGGCGAAACGGTAAAGATGTTCGGCGTTGATTTCCTCGATACGTTAAAAGAGGTGAACGTTTTATACGATGAGCAACCTTTAAGCTAGGGCGCGATTCCCGGACCTACCAGATAGCACAACTATCTATCAGGCTCGGGGTCGCGCCACAGGCGATATTGGATCTCGATAGAACGATGTACGACACGTTAGTACAAGTATTAAACGATCAAGCCAAGGAGGCCGAAAATGCCAGTCGCTCTAAAAGGCGTACGCGAAACGGTTAAAATGCTTCGTAAGGTTGATCCCGAAATGCTTAAAGAGATGAACGCCGAAGTCCGCGCAGCTATGATTCCAATTCGGGATAAGGCTCGCGGCTTTGCGCCTTCACCACAACCAGACAATCTTTATATGTGGGCCGAAGGTTCACGCGGTAAACAAATCACGGCACGTAACTCTATGTTTAGAACGATGAATACCGAGGGCCGCCTTCGTATGTTTCCATTGTACGATGCCGAACAAGCCAAGAAGGGTATTTATTACTCACAGGCACCCAGCAAGCGAAACCGAAACGGATGGCAAGCGTTGTATTACGTGGCCAACAAATCCGCTGCCGGTTCAATCTATGAGACCGCTGGCCGTAAGAATCCAGGCGGAGACCCTAATAGCCGCTCAAACAATCCCGGCGCTGGTGCTCACTTCATTAGCCGGATGGGGCCGCTCTACGGTGACAAACAAGCCGAGCGTGGCCGTATGATTTTTAGAGCTTGGAAAGAGGATCGTGGTAAAGCCCAAGATGCGGTCGTGATGGCTATTATGAAAACGATTGAAAACTTTAACCAGGGCCGATTCGGGCTGGCTGCATAATGGCCAATTTACCTAATCTATTAGTTACCGCCGCTGCCGAGTGGAATGGCAAGGCGCTTACCAAAGGTGAGAAGCAAATCAATGCCTTTGGTAAAACCGTTAAAGGCTTGGGTCGAACCCTAGGCATAACCTTTAGCGCCGCTGCCCTACTAGGTTATTCAAAGAAAGCTGTAGCTGCATATGGCGAACAGATAGCCGAGGCAAAGCGTTTAGACCAGGCATTACGTAACTTAGGCTTCTCCTTTGCAACCGCTGAGGCAGAGGGCTACATCGATGCCGTGGAAAAAGCCACCGGTGTCAATCGCGATGTGCTGCAACCTTCGTTTATTCAATTAGCCCAGGTAACCAGATCAACAACTATTGCGCAGTCGATGCTAAATACCGCGATGGATATCAGCGCCGGTACGGGTATGGATCTGGTATCAGCTACGAAAATCTTAAGTCAGGCATACGTAGGTAACCTCAAAGGCCTAAAGCAGTTAAACCTAGGATTAACCAACGCCGAATTATCCGGTAAGTCATATCTCGAAATTGAGAAGCTAATCGCGGCACAATACGCAGGTCAATCTAAAAACGCGGCTGACTCATATGCCGGGTCGGTCAATCGCCTTAAAATTGCAGCAGAACAGGCTAGCGAACAGATAGGTCAATCTTTAGTAACTGCACTGGGTACGTCGTCCGGCGGTATGGATAAATTAATTGGCAAGGTAGATGGTGCGGCTGATTCAATTTCGGGCCTGATTACTAACACGGCGTACTTAACTAAAGAATTAGGAAACCTATTCTCTAGCATCCCTGGCGCTGGTGTATTGGAAAATGCCTTCAGAGGATTAAAGAATTACCTTGGTACCTTTTCCATTGGCAACTTACGAACTCAGGTCGATCTATTATTAGGCCGTCAAGGAGGCTTTCCTCAAGGTTTACCTGAAAACTTTAAGAACTTTCAGGCTAACACCGAAAAAGCCAAAATGGATAAAGAAGCGTTAAAACGTCAAAAGGAATTAATCGCATTACAAAAGAAAGCCCAGTTAGCCGAAAAGAATAAGTTAGCTCTAAGCAAGGCTGCGGCAGTCTTTGATACGACCCGGGTATCTATTGCGGCGGCATTAAAGGCAACCTATGACAAAGAGACCTTGTTACGCCTTGAGGCGCTTATGGCTATCGAGGATGAAAACGGCGAACTGGCATTAAAGAAGATAAGCGAACTGGCTAACTTCCAAAAAAACGCGGACTTGGCTAAATTGGCTGGAATCAAACAGATCAGCGATGCGGCATTATTGGCTATCAATACGCAGCTATTAAATGAATTAAACGCCATCGATAAATCAAAGATGGCCGAAGGCGATAAGGAGAACGCTCGCCAGATCGCCTTTGGTAAATACAACGCCGCTATTACGGCTGCCGGTGATTTAGCAGCTAAGGAAAGTTACAGCGAGCGCGTACAGATTCAACTAACCGAAATCGCCAAACTTGCCTCACTTAGCAAGACATCAAACGCGGCTACGGTCCTCGGCAAACTTCGCGAATCCGAAGAGTTAAATATGATCGATCGCGTAGCCAAAGCACAAAAGGCAGCCGACGATGCGCGCTTGAAAGCATTACAAGAATATATAGCGTTATTAGGAAAGATTGGCACCGGAGGAAATCTAGGCGGTTTAACTTCCAGCGGTGTAGGTTCACTTATCCCAGCTTCAACCGTTATAGATACCGTTGAAAAAATGGCTCAGGCAACGAGCAAGCTAGGCAAGGACGTAACTATCTTTGATTTATTTCCAACTTTAACCGAGAATCAACAAAGCGACCTTGGTGGATATAGCCCTACAATGAATTACGGCGGCGGCTACCCGGCTACTTATAATATTAAGATCGAGGCAGGTTTAGGCGATCCTGAGGCTATTGCTCGAGCTGTCGAGGACGTACTTAATCAATCCACATATAGAGGCACCACGGTTAATCGCGGTTCCGGGGATTACACGATAGCGTGAGTACCTGGTTACCCGAATGGCGTATCACCGTGGGCACCACGGTCTATACCAATGTCCTAAGCGTAAATATGGCCACCGGCCGCGATGATATCGATCTACAATGCAACGCCGGGTATGCCCGTATGGAGATCGTAAACGTAAACAATACGGCCTTCGATATTGACGTTACAGATATTTTGACTTTAGAGCTAAAGAACAGCTCAGGCACATATGTACCCGTATTCGGTGGCACCGTATCGGACTTTGGCATATCCGTACGCTCACCGGAAGAGGTAGGGTTTATAACAATCGGTAATATATTGGCCGTCGGTTCCCTGGCTAAATTGACTAAGGCCTTGTTCCCGGATGCCCTACCAAAGACTGAGGACGGCAACCAGATCTTTGACATTCTAAACGAGCTATTAATCAACTCGTGGAATGAGGTAGCCCCGGCCCTACAATGGCAGGATTACGACCCTACGACTACTTGGGCCAATGCCGAGAACGTGGGCTTGGGTGAGATCGATCAGCCTGGACTTTATGAAATGATCTCACGATCAGCCGATCCGTTTAGCAGCTACAACCTATGCGCCCAGATTGCACAAAGCGCACTCGGAAATATGTACGAGGACAAGGCTGGCCGCGTATGTTATGCCGATGCCGATCACCGTACGGCTTATCTATCGGCTAACGGCTATACGACTATCTCGGCTAATTACGCTACCCCATCCAGCGTTAAGTCAATATTACAAATAGGCAAGATCCGTAACTCGCTCGTATTTAACTACGGTAATAATTACAATAATCAGGCCACGGCGTTAGATGCCGCCTCTATCGCTAATTACGGACGGTATCAGCGCAGCGTTAGTTCTAACCTGCATAACCTCAGCGATGTGAACGACGTTATGGATCGTGAATTAGGCCTCCGGGCTATCCCACGTGAGCAGCTACAGGCCATTACTTTTAGACTGGATAACTCGGAGCTACCCGATGCCGAGCGTAATAAGCTGATTAACGTATTCTTTGGTGAACCTATCGTTATTAACGACCTTCCGATTAATATGTTTAACGGGTCCTTTAATGGATTCCTGGAGGGCTTTGCCATCAGGGCTACGCCTCAATTCGTAGACATAACGCTCACGCTGAGCCCTACAGATTTCTCACTGGTTGCGCCACAGTGGGATACGGTTAGCCCGTCTAACCTGGTTTGGACAGGTGTAAACGCTACACTTATCTGGGAAGACGCTTTTGGAGGTTTGACATAATGGCAACGGTTACCCCGAACTTTAACTGGCCCGTTCCAACTTCGACCGATCTGGTCAAAGACGGAGCTACGGCTATCGAGGCACTTGGAGATTCTATTGATGCCTCGCTGGTCGATCTCAAGGGCGGTACCAGCGGACAGGTATTAAGCAAAAACTCGAATACAGATATGGATTTCGTCTGGGTTACTTCCGACGATGCTAACGCTATCCAGAATACGATCGTCGATGCAAAGGGCGATTTAATTACAGCTACAGCGGCCGATACCCCGGCACGTTTAGCGGTTGGATCTAACGGCGAGACACTCGTAGCAGATAGTTCCACTTCAACAGGCTTGCGCTATCAAG